GACTCCTAATTTTTTAGCAACTTTATCAGGTACAGAAGAAGAAAAATTAATTCATATTGCTAATAAAGATTTACCAACTGGAACTAAATACGAAATAGTAGCGGATGATTATGTGCCAAGCGATAGAACATTTAGAAATGCTTGGGAATATGAAACAGGAAGTAATGAAAAAACATCAGCAGATTTAACAGCAGATGAACTGACAAAATACAATAGAACTAAACAATATGGAGAAGAATAAATAATGCCCTTAACAACTAACATTGATAAAGCAAAAAATATTTGGAAAGATAAAATTCGTGTTGCTCGTAAACCAAAGTTAGAAGAATTAGACGTTGAATTTACTAGAGCGCAAGAAACAGGTGCAGATACATCGGCTATAGTTGCAAAGAAAAAAGAACTAAGAGATTTTCCTGCACAGGTAGATTCAAAAACAACACTAGATGAAATTAAAACTGTTTGGGATGAAGATAAATTAGGAAGTAAATCATAATGCCATTAGGACACGGAGCAGTAGCTGAATTTGCAGTAGCTTCTGTTAGAGGAGGTGGCGTACAAAACGTAGGGTCGCCTTTTGTTTCAGGTATAGCTATGACCTCTAGTATAAATGATTTAGAATCTGTAACAGGGACAGCTGTTATTGCACAAACTGGAACAGATTTAGGTTCTACTTTTTCTATTGGAACAGAAACTGTTACAGGTACTGCTGCCGTAGACGTAACAACAGCTGGACAAATAACATTTAGTATTGGCGATGAAACAGCTTTTGGTGAAGCATTTCAAAACTTAGTATCATTATCCGTTGGCGAACCAGATTTCTTTATTTGGAGTGAAATAGATGATAGTATGACAGCAACATATACAGACGTAGAACCAGGATCAACGGATTAAGGAGACAAGATGGCATCAACATTTTCAAGTTCATTAAATTTAGAATTACAAGCAACCGGTGAAAATTCAGGATCCTGGGGTACTAAAACAAATAATAATTTACAAAAATTAGAATCAGCAATTAAAGGTTATGTGTCCATTGCTATTGCAAGCACAACGGATTCATTGGTTGCTACTGACGGATCTACAACTGACGAACAAAGTAACGCCATAATTAAATTAACAGGCACATTATCAGGTAACACAACCATGCAGACAGAAGCTGTGGAAACATGGTATATTGTTGATGATGCAACCACACATGGTGGTAACACACTAGGATTTAAACCAGCAGGCGGAACTGCTGTCAATCTTGTACAAGGTGCAAAACACATTTTGTATTCTGATGGTTCTACTATGTTTGACGTCTTAGCTGATGCTGGTAACATAAAAGCAAACGGAACATTAGATGTAACAGGTAACACATCACTTGATGGTGGTACTTTTGTATTTAATGAATCATCTGCTGATTTAGATTTTAGAATTGAAGGTAATGGTGATGCAAACTTATTTTTTACTGATGCTGGTAATGACCGTGTTGGTATAAAAACAAACTCACCCTCTACAGAATTAGATGTTGTAGGTGGTGTTAAAGCAACTGGTAACATTGACTTTGATGGAGGCAGCTTTACATTTAACGATTCTGGTGCTGCTCTTGATTTTAGAATAGAGACAGATACTTTAACGCACGCTTTCTTTGCTGATGGTTCTGCTGACAAAATAGGTTTTGGCACATCATCTCCAACAAGTGCACTTGTAACAATAAATCAAGCTAGCACTTCAGCGGCAATAGCTTGTTTAACTTTAGATCAAGATGATACTGATCAAGAGTTCATAAGATTTGATGGCACTAGTGCTTCGGATCAAACAAAAAGTATTACCACAGATACAAGTGTAGGATCGCTAACAGGTCATATTCGTGTCAACATAAACGGCACAGATTACTGGATACCATTCTATGCCACTAACTAAATTACAGATTGCCCCAGGCATAGATAAACAAAACACCGAATACGGTGCAGAAGGTAGATGGGTGGACGGTGATAATATTCGTTTTCGTTATGGTCAACCAGAAAAAATAGGTGGTTGGGAAAAAGTAACAAGCGATGCTTTACTTGGCGCAACACGCGCTATTTTAACTTATTCAGATCTTAAAGGTGTAAATTATGCAGTGTATGGCACAAACAAAAAATTGTATGCATACTCAGAAGGTAGTTATGCTGACATTACGCCAACACGTTCAACAGGCACAGGTAACATAACACAGTTTGAAACAGAAAACGGATCTACTTCTGTAATCGTAACTGATTCTAGTCACGGTGCATTGATAGGTGACTTTGTTACAATTGCCAGTGTAAGTGGCGCTGTCGGTGGTATATCAGCAGCAAATTTACAAGGTGAGTTTGAGATACAAACAGTTCCTACTGGTAATACTTACACCATAATTGCAAAAGCAGCAGCATCTTCTGATGCAACTGGTGCTACAGCAAACGCTACTTATCAAATAAACACTGGTCTACCTACGTCTATATATGGATATGGATGGGGTGCTGGTACTTGGAATGCATCAACATGGGACACATCTCGTGAGGGTCTTACAGGTGCTGACGGTGTTTTACTACAATCAGGTAAATGGTCTTTGGATGGCTGGGGTGAAGATGTATTGGCACAACAGTTTAACGGTAGTCTTTACTATTGGGATACTTCAAGTGGGTTATCAAGTAATTTAGCAGCAAGAACAAATGTCAGTGGTGCACCTACTAAATCTAGATTTATGTTAGTATCTGGTGATGATAGACACGTAATTTGTTTTGGAACAGAAACAACCATAGGTACAGCAACCACTCAAGACAATATGTTTATACGTTTTTCAGATCAAGAAGATCCAGCAACGTGGACACCAACAGCGACAAACACGGCAGGTTCACAAAGACTTACAGATGGTAATCAAATAAATGCAGCTGTTAGATCTAGAGGTGTAATATTAGTTTACACAGACACTGCTTTATATCAAATGCAATTTATTGGCCCACCTTTTACTTTTGGATTTAGACAATTAGGTACGAACTGTGGAGCTGTTGGTATTAAATCTGCAGTGGACGTAAACGGTATTGCTTATTGGATGGGCAATGATTCTTTCTTTTTATTCGATGGTGCAGTTAAAAAAATACCATGCAGTGTGCAAGATTACGTATTTGATGATATTAATAACAACGCATTAGGTGATGTGTTCTGTGCAGTTAATTCTGATTTTAATGAAGTAATATGGTTTTATCCGTCTAAAAATTCTTTACAAATAGACAGAAACGTAACGTATAATTATGCAGAAAATATTTGGTACATAGGAACATTAGCACGTAGCTCTTGGGCAGATCGTGGTGTGTATTCAAATCCATACGCAGCAGAGTTTGAGGCAAGTGATACAACTGCAACCATATCTACAATTACAGGTGTAAAAGAAGGTAGAACATTTGTTTATTTACATGAAGAGGGTGTGAATGATGACGGTGCAGCAATGAACTGTCACATAGAATCAGGAGATATTGATATAGCAGATGGTGATAACTTTATGTCTATATCAAGATTTATACCTGACTTTAAAAATCAAATAGGTGAAGTAGATATAACACTTAAATCAAGACCTTATCCTTCAACAACACAAAAATCACACGGGCCTTTTACCGTTACAACATCTACAAACAAAAAAGATACTCGTATACGAGGTAGACAACTTGCACTTCGCGTATCTAGTGATGCTGTTGATGATAAATGGCGATATGGCACACTTAGATTTGATGCTAAACCAGATGGTATGAGAGGTGGATAATGACTAAAATAACAATACCTATAATACCACAGGCAAGAGAAGAATATGATCAATCACAAATGGCACAAATGGTGCAAACGTTGGAACAGTTGGTATTTGCATTAAATAACACGTATACTTCAGAGCCACTTAGGGATGAATCTGAAGCCATAACTTGGTTTCTATCGTAATGGCAAACGTATATACAAATTATAAAGCAGTTTTATCAAATACAAATTTAACAACATTGTACACAGTTCCTGCACAAACAACAGCTATAATAAAGTCTGTGCGTGTGGCTAATGTTGACACTTCCAACAACTGTGAAGTATCTTTGTATTTAGTAGATACTGGTGACACAAGCT